TTCGGATGAAGTACAGCACGCTTCTGTACGGCAGTGAGCCAACGTGTATTCTCGGGTGTGTAGTCCTTCTTTTGATCGAGGCGACTTAAGATCGTGTCCTTTGGTCGTGGACCCATGTCTTCGAGCCAGTTGTCGAAATCATTCCAGCGTTCGCACACTCTGATGCCAAGTGCACCGCATGTCTGATAGCCGGTGTGCTTTCGGTTGGTCGTGCGTTTATGCATGCCTTTCCAAATGAAGTACAGCGGGTGCGCGCTCTTTGGATCACCTTTGCGCGAGCAACCGCACGACTTGACTGTGCCCAGGCGCAGGTATCGTCCTTGTACGGTCTTGAGTGTTCCACATTCGCATTCACAAAGGAATGCGCGATTTTTGCCGATGTTGTTTGCTTGCCTTATGACGGTGAGTTTGCCGAATTGAGAGCCGATGGGTATGTCAATTGCTTGCACAGAAGAATTAGGCCAAGCGTTAGGCCAAGTGCTAGGAGGGGCGTTCATTTCATCGCTTTCTGTTTTGTTGTGTCTAGTGTAGCGTCAACGGATTTGTGTTGAGCACGAGAAACTCGTCGAGACGTGCTTCGACCTCTTCTTCTTGTGGGGATTTTTCGCGCCAGTCTGCGACTTGACGCAAGAACACTCGGCGCATTTTGCCGGTGAGATATGCGGCGATGTGATGTTCTTTGTCAACGACTTCTACACCTTCAGTGCGTAACGCACCACTGCCGGTGAGCGTGCACACGATGTACTTCTCGTTCTCGAATAGGCATCTGAGTTCCATTTCTGTCCTTTCTGGGTTTGGTAGGCGAGACTGTAGCAGAGAATCGAGCCATGTCAATAACCCCAATGGATGAGCAGGGTTGCAATCCTGGGGAATCCGTGTAGAATGTACGACCCAGCCTACGGGCGGACCGATGAGCTAACCCAGAAAGGTAAAGAAAGCATGCCCGCACTTGACGGCATAACTAATTCCGTTGTCCTAGCCGAATTGTTCAAAGGACTAGGACCAGAAGAGAGAGCAATTCTCTGTTCTGTGAGAGGAAATCCCAGCGAAGCATCACCTAAAGCATGGAGTGGCACGCCTTGGAATGGCGGCGCATGTCCATTGCATCATGACCGCAACAACTATGTCGCCATCAGTAGCTTTCGCGAAGAAGAAGGCCGCTTCAAACGACGCAAAGCACAATTCTCGCGAACGTGGTGCATCATGATCGACGATGTCGGCACGAAGATACCGCGCACAGCATTGCCGACTGATCTTCTGCCTACGCTTGTCATTGAGACATCGCCGGGCAACTTCCAAGTATCCTATTTTCTCGAAGCACCGCAGAGCAATGGTGATCTCGTTGCCGATGGCATCAAGCGCATCATTGAATCATTGACTGCGGGCGGTGTCGATCCAGGCATGGCCGGTGTTACTCGCGTGCTTCGTCTGCCTGAAGGTATCAACGGCAAGCCGCGTGAAGGTGGACCGTGGCAATGCAAGGTGTGGGTGTGGCGTCCTGAATCGCGCACACCGTGGAATGATATACGCGATGCGTTCCACATCACAGAGCGACACAGGTCATACGTCGAGCCTGATGATGGCGTGACACAAGAGCGCATTCGGTGCTTCAAGATCATGCGCGATGCAATCAAATTCCTGGGTCTTGTGAAGCATGCAACCGGCAGCGGTTGGATGGATATTACTTGTCCTTGGATTGCGCATCACACCGCACGCAGCAACACCGGCACTGCCGTTGCGCCACCAATGAAGGCGAATGGATGGATGGGCGGCTTCAAGTGCCATCATGGGCATTGTGAGGCAAAGAATTGGGGCGACCTTGAATCATGGGTTGCCGACACGATCATTGAACAGGGCGAGCGAAATCGCGGTCCGTTCTACGGAGATAACGCATGACAGATTCAGTCGATCCTTGGTCCGACACTGAGCATGACAAAGAACTCTTAAGGCAGCAACGCCTAAAGCCAGCGGATAAACCGGAAGACCTTGGACCGGACAACTCAGGACACATCACTGTCGATGGCACCGGGATATTAGACACCGATCTCATGCACGAATTCGTGCGCGATAACGGGTATATGTTCTGCATGGACAACTCGATTCAAGGCGCAGAGCTTTTCGTGTTCAGCAGAAAGCAGCGAATGTGGCGAAACCATCATGTGATCGAGAAGATTCATGATCTCGCGAAAGATGTTGTGAACCATCACAAGATGCGATTGATCGAGATTCAAGATGAGATGAGTAGCATAGGCGTGACGGCAGAGAGACGACAGGCACTTGCACCGCAACACGCTGCACTGATGTCGTTGGTCAAGCGCTGTGGCAAGGCCAATACGATTCGAGACATCGCGAGCATGTCACATAAACACTTGCTATCGACGCTCATCGAGAAACGTGTTGCTCTTGATGCGAACCCATTGCTGTTGAATTGCGAGAACGGCGCAGTCGACTTGAACACCGGCAAATTCAGACACCGCAGAAGGGATGACTACCTCACGAAGAGCACTGGCACATGGTATGACCCTGATGTCGACTACTCATGGTTCGAAGAAGCGGTGCGAAAGATATTCGATGGCAATGAAGAGATATATGACTTCGTGCATAAATGGTTCGGCTACAGCGTCACTGGCTTGCGTCGAGATCACGCGATTCTCATTCTGTTCGGCAAAGGACGTAACGGCAAGAGCTTGTTGATTGACGCGATTGCGACGGCACTCGGTGCGTATGCGTTTAAGTTGCCGCGAGGCTTCATGGAGATAAAGAAGTTCGGCACAGACAATAATGATTTGTATGCGCTAGCGGGATTGAACGGTGCTCGCTTTGCTCATGGGTCTGAGACAGGAGAACACGCAGACCTTAAGCCTGAAGTGATTAAAGCGATTACCGGCGATGACACCATCACGGCACGTCATTCGCATAGGGACTTGAAGACATTCACGATCACGCACAAGATCACGCTTGCGACTAACTACAAGCCAAAGGTGCCCGCCGATGATGATGCGATATGGGCTCGCTTGTTTCTGACGCCTACACCGGCACGATTCGGACCGAAGGATGAAGTGTTGCTCGGTGAGGCTAAATATGAATGGGATCAACAACTACTAGAGCGATGCAAGTCACCTGAAGGTCGATCAGCGGTGTTGCGCTGGGCTGTTGCCGGTGTGCCGAAGTATCTCGCTGAAGGGCTCGTTGTACCGGGCAGCATTAGGAATCAGATTGCGCTACACCGCAGGGACATGGATGACGTCGGCGCGTTTGTGCAAGAGGTCACTGAATACATGACACCGGCAGAGACTAGCGAACTAGAGTCGTTGCGCGGTTCTGGTGTGACACCTGAGAAACAGGCAAAGTGGAATGCGATGAACATGCAGCAAAGATGCGAGATTGATCGTAGCTTGTTCTTCAGGTTGTATAAGACATGGTGCACGTCGCAAGGCATTGTCGGCACGCATCAAAAGAATCAACGGCAACTTACACGCTATCTCAAAGAAAACATGCGCATGTGGTCGAATGATGTTGAAGGTCAATTGAAGATGCCGCCCATGATGGAGAAGCAAACGTCGAAAGGTGGTTACGTGTGGCGGTGGGTCAAGCTGTCGCAGCAAGGTCGACGACTCCTGTCCGAGATCAGAGGAGGGACTGAGCACGACGAAAATACTCCGTTCTAAGCTAAAGGACCAAATAACACACCGGGCAAGGGGGGTGAAACAGTGAAACAGGCTGACAGATGCGTTTTGGCCTATTTCTCTCTAGTAAATGCATTTCTAAGGGCGATTTACCCGAAAAAGCATCTGTTGGACTGTTTCACTGTTTTTGTATTTTAGTGTTATAGCAATTTAGTGATAGGTTTTGGCTGAGTTGTGTCGATCTCCGGTGTTGTTCGCTTGACAAGTTGCGATTGCCGGTATACTTCTGCGGTGTTGTCCGCTCTGTTTCAGAGTTTCTTAGAGGGATCATGAGTGACGAAACAAACACACCCGACGAAGAAGACCGCTCTCCTGGGTGGAATCTTCGCGGTCGCAAATATCCTGGCTCGGGTCGCAAAGAAGGTGTGCAAAACAAAGTGACTCGCGAGTTCAAGACGATTGTGCAAGACCTCATCGACGAGAACGCCGACAACGTGCGCGTGTGGCTTGATCGAGTCGCGAACGGTGTGCCGGGTGAGTACCTAGATCGGCCAGAAGGCGGCGGGCGCGATGTCGTGCGGCACCCTATCGCGGCGGACCCTGCGCGGGCCGTAGACCTCATAGGCAAGCTCGCGGAGTACGTTGCCCCCAAACTCACGCGAACGGAGGTCACAGGAGCCGGTGGTGCCCCTCTTGCCCCTCCGGTGTTGCGTGTGACTATCGAGGGCAAGCCCGGTGACGCAGAACCCGAGTCCTGATCTCGGCTCGATTCTGCGATTGCAGTACAAGCAGGGGCTCGCGTTTCTTTCGAAGGCGACTGAGCTTCTCTATGGTGGTGCGGCGGGCGGTGGCAAGAGCTACCTGATGCGCGTTGCGGCGATTGCGTGGTGCGTGCTCATACCTGGGCTTCAGGTCTACATTTTCCGGCGCACGTTTCCTGACTTGCACAAGAATCACATGGAGGGACCGACATCGTTCCCTCTTTTGCTTGCTGCGTGGATTCTTTTTCGATGGGTCAAGATCAACTATCAAGAGGGGCAGATACGTTTCTATAACGGCTCGGTTATTCATCTGTGCCACTGCCAATACGAGCATAACGTCTACAACTATCAAGGCGCAGAGATTCACGTTCTATTGATCGACGAGATTACACATTGGACTGAGCCGATGTATACCTATCTGCGCGGACGTGTGCGCATGGTAGGCATCAATATCCCGCCTGAGTATGCAGGCTTGTTCCCGCGTGTGCTGGTGAGTGGCAATCCAGGCGGTATCGGTCACAATTGGGTCAAGGCTTCGTTCATAGACAACGTCGCACCGTTCGCACTTAGGCAGATGGAAGAAGACGATGGAGGCATGATCCGATCATTCATCCCTGCAAAGCTCGCAGACAATCCCGCACTACTCAAGGCTGATCCGAAGTATCGTGCACGCCTAGCGGGTCTTGGTTCTCCTGCGCTCGTGCGTGCGATGCTCGAAGGTGATTGGGACATCGTTGCCGGTGGCATGTTCGATGACGTGTGGCGTCGTGAGGTGCATGTCATCGAGCCCTTCGCAATTCCCCCATCGTGGGCGATTGATCGTGCATTCGATTGGGGATCGAGCAAACCCTTCAGCGTTGGATGGTGGGCAGAGAGCGACGGCACAGAGTGCTATCTCGCAGACGGTCGACGTTGGTCCTATCCACGAGGTACGCTGTTCAGGATCAACGAGTGGTATGGTTGGAATGGCAAGCCTAATCAGGGATTGAAACTCTCTGATCGAACCATTGCACAAGGCATCATCGAGCGACAGAAAGAGTGGGGCATGCACATGCGGTGTTCTGCGGGGCCAGCGGACAGCAGCATCTTCGACGAGATCAACGGCGACAGTCCAGCGAAGCAGCAATCAGCGCTCGGTGTGTATTGGACGAAGGCCGATAAGACACCGGGCTCACGCAAGCGCAGATGGTCCCTAATGCGCGGGCGCATGGCAGCGTCGCTTAAGCCACGCATGGAAGACGCAGGCTTGTTCATCTTCAACACGTGCCCGCATTTCATTCGCACGATACCCGTGTTGCCGCGTCTAGAGCGTGATCCTGATGACATCGACACCGACGCAGAAGATCACGTCGCAGACGAGGCGGGCTATCGCTTGTTGAAAGAAGCAACTGATGCGATGACGATTCGCATGGGATTCAGCACCAACGGTTAAAGGAGAAAGCTATGCTATCACCGGATCAACGCATGCTATTAGGCGAGCTAAAAGAGTTTCTCACTCTCTTGCCTGCGGAGGTGTCACCGGGCAGACCCGAATGGCGTGCTGTGCTCATGACACGCATCGACACGACGCTCGCAGCGGACGCAGAGCAAGAAGCGATGATCGGTGGCATACGCGGTGCGTTCACGCGTTGGTTGAGCAAAGGCAAGTAGCATCATGGCATCACTATCTACCGGCATCGTTGCCGATGTCTCGTTCAATCGCGTACCTCAATCAATCAAAGAGCGCTGGTCTGTCGTGCGTGACGTAGTGTCAGGTGACGACGCATTGCGCAGCGACACCTACTTGCCGCAACTCAATGCCTCTGATGCGAGCGTCGAGAACATAGCGCGCAACAAAGCCTATCGCACACGTGCGGTGTGGTATCCAGCAACGCAGTTCACGCTCGAAGGGCTCGTCGGCTTAGCTTTTCATCGTGACCCTGTGTCCGAGTTGCCGACACAGCTTGAGTATTTGCTCAAGGACTGTGATGGTATGGGCGTGTCACTCTATCAGCAGTCGCAAGCGACGTTGAACAACAATCTCGCAGTCGGTCGACACGGTCTGTTTGTCGATTGGTCCGAGTCGCTAGGGCATCCGGTCATCAAGGCGTATCACGCTGAGTCGATCATCAATTGGCGATATGACATTGTCGACGGCAAGGCGACACTCGTGATGGTGGTGCTCGAAGAAGAAGCCGAAGAAGAAGACGGCGAGTGGGGCATTGTGCTGGTGAAGCAGTGGCGCGAGATCACGCTCAATGAGTCGGGTAACGTGCAAGTGCGTCTGTGGCGTGAAGAAAGCGGAGTGACGAAGACGAAGCGGCTCGTGGCTCTGGGTGTCGTGAAGAACGCAACGACGGGCGATGAGCGAATCATCGACGCAGTCGAATTGCGCAGCCGTGGCAAGGTGCTGACTGACATACCCTTCACGTTCATTGGCAGCAACAACAACGATGCGAGCATCGACCCGTCACCGCTCTATGGCCTTGCACAGTTGAACCTTGCACACTTTCGCAACAGCGCGGACTATGAAGACAGTGTCTTCTTCTGCGGACAGGTGCAGCCGTGGATCAGCGGGCTCACAGAGCAATGGCGCGACTTCATGCAGAATCCCTATGTGCTTGACTCCAACGGCGAGCGACGCTACACCGGGCAGAAGATGTATATCGGCTCGCGCAGCCCGATCCTGTTGCCGCAGGGTGCATCATTCGGCATTGCCCAGGCGCAGCCTAACTCACTCGCGAAGGAAGCGATGGAGCACAAAGAGGCGCAGATGGTCGCAGCCGGTGCGCGCATGATCGAGCCGACGAAGGGCAACAAGACCGCAACTGGCGAGAACAATGATCGTGAAGCGACAACGTCGGTGTTAGCCTTATGTGTGTCGAATGTGAGCGAGGCATACCAGCGTGCCATCGGCTTCTGTGCGACGTTCATGGACATGCCAGTAGAGAAGGATTATGCTGATGCGTTTAAGATACAGCAAGACTTTGTCCAGCTACAAGCAAACCCGCAACTCATGGCAGAACTCACAAAGGCATGGCAAAGCGGATTACTCGCGAAGAACGATGTACGCGATTTCTTTAGGCGTCTTGGCCTTATTGCTACTGAGCGCAGCAATGAAGACATCGACAAGGATGTCAACGAAGAAGAACCGCTCGGGACGATGGGGATGCCAGCGGTCCCAGGTGCCCCAGGCGTGACGCCACCGGCCCTAGCAGCGTCGGCGGCGGCAGCGGCAGGGGGTGGCAAGCCTAACGGCGCGGCGCAGCCTATCCCGATCAAGCCGCAGCCGGATCGGCGGGCCAAGGCACGGGCGCGGTAAGCCGTGGGACGCTCGCTCAACTCCGAGTTGCGTGATTTGCAGATAGATCACGCGGTGGACTTGCGCGCCTATTCCGACAACGTGGTGCGACGCCTGATCTCGATGCTCAATCGTGCAGACGTGGGCCTGTTCGCGGAGTTAGTGAAGAAGCTCGAATACATGACACCGGAACGCTTCACGATCAAGCGTCTCGATGTCATGCTCGATAGCATTCGTGACTTGAATCACGAGATGTTTGCGCGTGTTGATTCGACATTGCGTGATGAGATCAGAGGTCTAACAGATGTTGAACTAGAATTTCAACAAGGCATACTCGCGAAGAACATGCCGCCATCCATTGACATCGCACGTGTGGACATCAATCAAGTTTACGCGGCAGCGATGTCGCGACCTTTCCAGGGTGCGCTACTCTCTGAGTTCATGAAAGATCAAGAGGCAGCGAAGGCGAAGCTCATTCGTCGCACGATTGCAGATGGCTACGTGCAGAACCGCACGACGGACCAGATCGTGCGCGACTTGCGCGGCACACCTGAGAACAAGTATCGCGACGGTGTGCTCGAAGGCTCGCGGCGCGAGGTCGCAGCGGTGGTGCGCACGGCACTCTCGCACACAGCGCAGTTCGCGAAGGATCGTGTGACTGAAGCGAATAAGGACATCATCGGCAATCTGCAATGGCTGTCGACATTGGACGCACGCACGACGCCAGAGTGCCAAGTGCGTGACGGCAAGGTCTACACGAAGACGCACAAGCCGGTCGATCATGAGTACCCGTGGGGTGCCGGTCCAGGCCGGTTGCACTGGCAATGTCGGTCGACGTATGTGATGCTCACGAAGTCATGGAAGTCGCTCGGTGTTGACATCGAGGAGTTCGACGCAGGCACGCGGGCCAGCATGGACGGGCAAGTGCCAGCGAAGACTGATTACGAGTCATGGCTCAAGGAGCAATCGCCACATAGGCAGGTTCAGATACTCGGTGAGACTCGCGCTAAGTTGTTCACCGAAGGTGGGTTGACGTTCGACGAGTTGCGCAACGCACGCGGAGAGGAGGTCACACTCGATAAATTGCGCAAGAAGCATAGCGAAGCCTTCAAGAAGGCCGGTTTGTAGAAGGAGATACACCATGATTGGACTCGCATTATTAGTCGCAGCGCTCGTGTTGTTTGTGCTGGCAGCACTCGGCATCCCGACGGGACGATTCAACCTGATGGCGGCGGGCCTTGCCTGTTGGATGGCGTCGCTGTTAGCCTCTAGGAGTATATGACATGGAAATGATGAACAGGGCGATTGAAGACGCGTCGGACTTCAGTGAGATGCTCAAGAAAATCGAAGAAGCAGTGCCGGTGCGCACGAAGCGCTCGAAGCTGCAACTACCGGAGCACCTGAAAGGGACCGATCCGAAGCCACCGCAGCGGGCAGGCGAGACGCTCAAGGACTATCGCAGGCGGCTCCTGTGCCGCTGAAGAAGTCGACATCGAAGAAGGCGTTCTCGAAGAACGTGCGCGCAGAGGTCAAGGCCGGTAAGCCGGTGAAGCAAGCCGTCGCCATTGCCTACGCTGTGAAGCGCAAGGCAGCGGCGGCGAAGCGCAAGAAGTAGGCAAGGGTGGCGGGAGTCGAACCCGCATTTGTGCACCGGCTCGCGCCGGTCTTCCCTTTGTTTGTTTCCCGTCTCCGGGCTCACCCAGGCGGGAATATTATGCGCTTAAAAGCGCTCGCACATATTGGGAAACTTCCCGGTGCGCTTGATCGTATCGAGTGCGCGGCGTGCGCCTTTGAGTGCGGCACCGTAGGAGGGGAATGCGTAGCCGCTGGTGCATGTCGCGATCTCGATGCCTTCGCATGTGCCTTTGCCCATGACGGAGAACTTGATGCGAAGACCGTTGCGGTTGCGGTCGAATCCGGAGAAGTTGATGTTCATTCTGTGCTTTCTGTTTGGGTTGCTGAAGCCTAGAGTATACACCAGAATAACCGTCACGGTTGATTCTTTGCGGCTTTTTCGTATGTCTCGTCGCTAACGTAGCTTAGATCGGAGAAGCCCGCGAGACTGTAGCCGATTAGCTGTGCGAATTGCTCGCGGTCATCTTGCGTGAAGTCCATGACGCCTAATTCATTTAAGCCCAGGCCGGTACGCGTACCATGTTCAAGTAACTTGTTCACAATGGCATTTGCCTTGAAGCGAAGAACACCGTGTGCATCAAGTTCTAACGGTTGAAGCGGTTGACGACTCATGTGCGGTTGCTCCTGCCGGTGTGGATGAATGCCTTCGCTTGTTCGATCTCTTCGAAGCGATACACTTGCCATGCTGCGAAGTCTTCGAACGTCATGCGCCCGTTGCGCACAGCGTCGAACGCTTGCTTTTCGCCCATGCCGACCCAATAGGGACGCTCGGCGATGTTCTTCATCATGCCATCGAAGATGTTGCCAAGCATGTCTTCGGGCCATCCTGCGTAATCAGCCATGTGTGTATTCCTTGATGATACGATTCGCAAATTCGATAAGACACTCTATCGACATTTCTGCGCCAAGCACGGGATCAAACCATGCAACAAAATCTATGTTCGTATCGGTTTCTGAATCCCGTTGGATTGACTCGATTACTTTGATAACGTCTTGCTTTTCAACCATTGAATTGCTCCAAGTAGACGTTAATCGCGTCGCGTAGCTCGATGAGCCCGATGCGATCCAATTGTGCAGTCGCAATCATGTTGCGCGGCTTGCCGCCATAGCCGCTGTTTGTGATGCCACCGCGACGGCGAATCTGAATGGCGCAATGATTGGGCATGTTGGCGAACACACGCACCACACTCTTCTCGATGCGATACATATCGCCGATGTCGTGAACGTCTGCCGGTCCCTTGATGTCGATGCTTGCGTACTCGCTCATGATGCGTTTTCCTCGTTCGACATTTTCTTCGCGATCTCTTTCATCGTGTGCATCACTTCGGCATTCGTGCCGTACATGCGGAACGCACCGGCAGGATGATTGATGTCCCAGGCTTCAGCAGGCTTTGCCTTGGTCGCTTCGTAGATGTCGCCATTGTCGGCAGTGTAGGTGATGGTCTTTTGAATCATGATGCGTATTTCCGGTGAATGTTGGCGACTGCCTGTTGCGCGATCTCGACGATGCGTGCGGTGTCGATGCTGCTGTCCTGATTGGCGATCCACTGCGCCACTGCGCCGAGTTCCAGGCTGCACAGGATGTGTGCGGGCAGGCTAGCCCGGTGGGGCTTGCTCGCGTCGTCTGCGATGCCTTCGACCCTTGCGAGGGTCTTGTTGACGCGGGATTGAATGATGTCGGTCATGATTTACTTCAGGAGGTTAGCGATCTTTGCCAGAGCGTCGGCCTTCGCGTCTTCCCAGAGGTGCACGTGCGGATCGTTGTAGCCGCGCAGCATGGCGATGTAGCGATTGCAGCGCTCAACTTCTTTGACGAGTGCGGCGTGATCTTCGCGGACCCATTCAGCAGCCATCTTCGCGCCCGTGTCGCTGTCGGTGACGGCGCGGCCAGCGTACTCGCCGTTCACGTACATCGTCACTTCGACGGTGTCGCCTTCGACGGTGTTGAAGACTTGATTGATCTTTGCGGTTTTCATTTGCTGCTTTCTGTGTGAGGCTTGATTATAGCACCGTTATCGAGTAACGGTGCTTTTATTTTTAGGCTGCGATGATGGCGAGCTTCTTGACTTTGCACTCGGTGGTCGGCAGGTACTCGGCCATCTCACCATCCCAGAATTCGTGACGCTCGGCGGCTTCGTTGTCGTAAACGAACTTCACAACATGGCCGGTGAGGTGCGAGCGAATCTCAACTTCGGTCGGCAGGGTGCGCATGCCCAGGTCGGAGAGGCTAGCGGACAGGAGGCCAGAGGTCTTGTTGAAGGCGAATTTGTTGAGGTCTTGCATTTGCGTCTTTCTGTTGGTGAGCCTAGATTATAGCACCGTTATCCCGTAACGGTGCAAATTCTTTTAGGCGTAGAGGTGAGCTTCGGCGACTGCTGCTTTCCAGCCCTTCGGCGTGAACACGCGTGAGCAGGCGACGCCGAAGAGGTCGCGTGCAGCAATGACGCGGAAACCGGCGATTGCGAGTGCGTCGACGACAACAGCGTCGAGCGTGGGCACGTTGGCGTAGCCGTTGTTGCCCATTTCGGCTTCGGTCAGCGCGAAGAAGATCGAGGAGGTTTGTTCGGCGGTGTAGATCGTGGTCATTTGCTGCTTTCTGTTGGTGAGCCTAGAGTATATCAAGAAAATCGCCGTTATTGCGTAACGGCGAAATTATTTTCAGAAAGGAAGATCGTCGAATTCGAGAACGGCGTAAACCGGCGCGGCGCGGCGGGCCTTCGGGAAGAGCGACGCGGGAAGCAGCGGCTCAGCGACATACCAGCTATCGTACTCGTCACCGTCGAGACGCTGGTGCTTGCCGTTCACGACGGGACGCATACCGCGATACTCGCAGGCGTCGTCGAGGTCACGCAGGTAAGCGTCAGCGTAATCCTTCGACACGATGCCGGTGTCGCAGCATGCGTAGCAGGTGTAAGGAATACCGTCTTCGTCCAGTTCAGGATAGAGGGGGTTGCATTTGGGGCAGGCGGCGGTGAGAGCGTTCATTTTGCGTCTTTCAGAATTCGTTGCGATGACGAATTATAGCACGCAGTTATGGCGTAACGGACTCTTCTTTCTTCGAATCGTGTAACTGTTTTAATCCGACATACTGCTTCACCATGTCGCGCACTTCGGACCAGTCGTCACACACATGGTCGCCTTCGTTCGGATCGTCAGCGTCAGACATCCATGCGCCAGGATAAACAAACCATGCGCCACTTCCACCGGGTTGCTCGATGTCGATGCCGTGTGTCCTTGCAAGCTCATAGATGCCGATCACCTTTCGGCGTGGCTTCTTCGGCGGCGGCTCGGGCGGTGGCAGTGCTTCACCGACTAGCGTGAGCTTCTTGCGCAGCCAGCGTGCGCGCCCGATCTTAATCAAATGCATTGCAGCACCGCGCACTTGCAAGTAGGTCAGATTGCACCAACACGCGAGGTCCATCTCAGTCATCGGGCCTTCATTGCGCACGGCACGCTCAACATGCCATGAGGGACCGCGAATAGGTACGCTGCCGATTGAACGCACATGGTACTTCACGCCCATCTCGTCGGCGGTTGCCATCAGTTCTTCTGCGACATAGCCCAGGTGCCGACAGGCAAGTCCCATGAGCACACCGACGAAGCGCGGGCCATGTCCTTCGTCGGTCGGTGTCAGCCGGTGCGCGGCCTCGTGCAGGATCGTCCAGGGGTTGCGCGCCCAGAGGGGCAGGGTGATGCGGTGCGAGGCATGCGCCAAGGCACTGCGCTGCCCCCAGGCGGGCCGCTCGATGGGTGGCATGGGCACGCGTGCCCGCCCATAGCGCCCACGCTCTGCGCCCCAGATCGGGCGCAGGTAGGCGTCGCACTCGTCGAGGGTCTTCATGGTGCCGGACCAGTGTGCACTTTTGGTGCAGCGGGCCTCCCAGGCGTAGACCTTGCTGCGTTGGTTGTCACGCGGGCGCATCACTTCTTCTCGTTGAGCCAATCGAGCGCGGCGCGTGCGATAGGTGCGTCCCATCCAAACATGGATGCTTGTATCGCAGAGCGCAAGACTTCTTCGCTAGCGGGTCGCTCATTGAGTTCTTCGTAGCTCGGGTGATATATCGGCCAATAGCCCTTCTCGCCTTGTTTCACGGCGACGATTGGTGCATCGGTGTCGATCAGTGCCATGTGTGCAGGCGCGAAGATCATGCCGCGTGTGCTCGCGACGTATTCGTTCTTTGTCATTGTCATGATGTGATTTCCCTTTCTGTGGTTTGCATGCGTGGATTGAGAGTTGCTTCGAACAGGCTTCGAGCGTATGCACGCAGTATAGCATGTTGTTCGGGTAGCAGGTAGATGCCGCGCACTTCTGTTTTGCCTTCGACAGTGCGACGGGCTCGATACAGTGCTTGGCGTTCAGCGGTCGTTTGTGCGCTCATTAGGGACACTCCGTAAAGATGTAGCGGGTGAAGGAGATGCCACACTTGATGCAGTGGCTCGGTTCTTCGTCGATGATTCGTCCGGATTCATCGTGAGTCCGAGTATACGCCCATTCATGGACGCATCCAGCAGGATAAGAAGGGCTGACATGAATACTAACGCTCTGAGAATCATCCACATCGTGATCTTTCATTGAGTTTCTCCTCTAAGTATACCAGTGCATCATGCATAGCACGTTGCCACGTTTTGCGTCGACCTAGCTTGTGCGAGTCGCCATACGGCTGCGATGCGATCATCATCCATTCGCCATACTCTTCGCGTAGCAGCCAGCATTGTTCACCGTCACCCATCGGCATCGACATGGTGATGATGTACGTCAAGCCATCTTTCTGCACGTCCAGGTTCATGCAGTTGCCTTCTCGCGTGCCTCGATGGCATTAGCCTGCGCTTCGAGTTCTCGTGCTTGCACGCTGAACCTCCAAGCGTGAAAGATGATTATGGTGCGCGCCCGGATGCGCAGTGCTGCGGCCTGTTGTCGAAGTTGTTGTGCGGTCATAGTCTTTAATCGTCGGTTGAGCAATCCACGTAACCAGGGAGGCACTCGACTTGCGCATGCATGCGCGCCGATGCCGTGTACTTGCGTGCGTTGTTCAGCGCATCAGCCTTGTTCAGCATTTCGACTGCCTTGTTGGCGACCTCTGCTGATTCAAAGGTCATTGCTTTCCAAGCGTCTGCGTCTGGGCCGTTGAACACTTCGTTGTTGCGAGCTACGTACATGGTTTGCTTTCTGTTGGTGAGCTTGAATTATAGCACCGTTAGCGAGTAACGGTGCGTTGTTTATGCGCAAATTGCGCGAAAGATTTTCGCTTGCTCGCGATAGTAATCGCGTGTTGCTTGATTGACCGTGCGATCACGCGATGCTTCTTCGCACTCGCACACCGCAACAGCGGCAAGGGTGTCGGCCTTCTCTTGATTGAAGGGACGGCCAAAGTCGGCGAAGATGAACGCGTCGTAAGTGGCGATTGCCTTGTCTGCTGCTTGATACTTGGTCATTTTGCGTCTTTCGAATTTCGTTGCGATGACGAATTATAACCCGTTAGCGCGTAACTCCGCAAGTGCTTTCTGAAAATGTTTGTAGGCTTCTTCTTTCACTCCTCGCAGCGTCGTCGATTTCGCGATCTCTTTGCCGTTGTACGTGAGTCGCCACATGGTGCCGATGACAGGATAGTCTTTTTGCGCAACGTAGTTGCCCCAGGTATAGCGCCTGTGGGCATACTTGCTGCGGTGCCATGTCATCGCGCTCATACTTCGACCAGCACCCAGGCTTGCACCCATTTACGGCCAGGGTAGTTCGGCACAGTTGCGATTTGCGGCACCGGATCGAACATCATGACACCTTCACGCACTGCGACTTCGAACTTCGCTTCTGCTGCGCGCACGATTGCCATCTCTTCGAATGCGCGAGCTTGCCGCTTCTCGCGGTCCGCTTGCTGGCGTGCTTCTTCTTGCTTTTGCAGTTCGTTCACGGTATCGAGCCACGCACCGTGCTTCTTCCAGTCGATGCCTTGCGTCAAGAGCCATGCTTCGGCTTCGGCGTCGTCGAAGTTGACCGTCGACCCTAGACTACCCTCCCAATGCGCCATGCGCCCGGATATGCGGCCAGTGACGCCGACGCGACCGTTCTCGAATTGGTGCACGCTCTTCACGTCGAGGATTCTGCCTGCGTTGCTCTTTGCGTCTTTGCTGATGCGGAATTTCATGATGGTTTACTCTGCTTCGCTGGGTAGATCGTTGAGAAGCTCGTCGTGCATTTCAGCATCGAAGCTCACTTCTTCATCGGGCATGTCGACGCTGACTTCTTCGAGATCGGCGTTCTGCCATGCCTCGATCATTGCACGCACTGCTTCGCCTTTCTCGCCTTCTTGCCAGCGTTCAGACTTCTCCTCGAAGTCGTTCTCCCAATTCTGGGCAACGTCGTCGACGAAGGACTTCGCTTCGGCGAGCACTTCATTGTAGGCGTCGATCTTCTCTTGCAGGTCGGCGCGTGCTGTGGTCATTGCGTCGTTAAACGCAGTCACAGCGGTGTCGAGCGCTTCGCGTTCTTCTTGAATGCGAGTCGCGAGTGTGTCGCGTTGTTCGTTCTGTTCTTTGCCGAGTTTGAATAGCATGATGTTCTTTCAGTTGATGGATTTCAATGCCGACACCGGCAAGCAGAGTTCTCCGCGACCTTTGCGGCCTGTGGTCGGGCAGACCTCTTTGAGTTGCGCATAGCGCTCGTTGCCGACGATGCGAAACCTCAAGATGATGAAGGTTCCGACCTTGACGCCTTTGACTGTTTGTCCGATTTGCATTTTGTGCCTTTCTGTTGGTGTGTAGAGATTATAGCACCGCTACAGTGTAACGGTGCATTTATTTTTAGTTGGTGCCGTAAACAGTGCGCTTCACGTTCCACTTGTCGCACACCGGCTTGCCGTTCTCATCTTCGTCGATTGCGACGTGAACAACGGTCTGCAAGATGCGAGCGAAGCGCTTCTCGCCGGTGTTGTTGAAAGCGATCTCGAAGGGGAAACCGTTCTGCGCGCCCCAGGAGTCAGCAGCGGCAGTGTAGAACTCTGCCCAATGCTTGCAGCCGGAATCGTCGCGCCATTCGATTTGTCCTACGGGTTTGTTTGCTGCTGTCATGATCTGCTTTCTGTTTGCGGGTTGCTGAAGCCTAGAGTATATCACCGTTATCGGGTAACGGTGAATTTATTTTTAGGCGACAACCTTGAAGGGTTTGTTCCACTTGCCGACGTTGATGTCGACATAGTGTCCGACGTGGAAATAGTCGGTCATGCTGTCGGACTTGTCGAAGTTGTCGAGGTTCAGAGCGTTGCTGATCTTCTCGAAGATAGCCGTGACGGCTGCGTCGGTGAAGCACTCGTCGACGCGCTTGTGATAAATCTGAGCATAGGTCATTTCGGCGGGCTTGCGATACTCGCTCGGGACCAGAGCGGCGATGATGTCGACGGGCGCAGCGCTGATGTTCAGGACGATGGTGGAGTGATGTTGCACAGCGAGTGTGTACTTCCATCCCTTCGGCATCACCGGCTTGAGAGCGGCGGCGATTTTTGCTTTTTTGTCTTGATCTACGTAGGCCATGATTTTCTTTCTGTGTGTCGGTTGCTGAAGATTCGATTATAGCGAGCTTTTCGTCGTTACGCGCTAACGAACCAACTGTTACATTTGCCGTAGAATGTCGTAGCCTGTCGTGCTGCCTCGATTTAATTCGTCGCGCAAGCGTCGTGCGAGCTTCGCGCTAGGTAAGCGCTTAAGCGAGATATTAGCGCGCACGTCGACGACATCCCATCCCAGGACAACGCGCCCGTGACGCGGGCCAAGGCACTCGCGTTTGACGACTGCAAAGGGTTTGTTCTTCATGCGGCGACAGCCTTCGCGGCGAGTTGTCCTGCATAGGTGCAGGGTTCCCAGGTTAGCACCGTGACGACGGCACCGCGAGAGCGGGCTATAAGCGCATTCTCGCGACTGATAGCGCGCATGGCCGTTGCTGCGCTCTTATACGTGCGGTCGTGCTCTTTCCAGAGCCATCCACCAGAGGGAAGCTCCATCATAGTGATCGAGCGGTGAATCATCGCACGTACCCATTGCGAATCAGGAAGTCGACCAAGTCCCACTTGTTCGCGGACTCGCGAATCTTGCCTTTGTGCAGCGGGTAGCAGTTGACGTAATAGACCGTCTTGCCTTCTTTGCACAGCGTGCCGATCAATTCAAGCGCTTTGTCTTCGCGCTTGCCGTTCTTCTCTGCCTGCGCGATGTCGCGATTGATGCCCGCCATCCAGCGGGATTCTTGAACTTCTTCGAATGATTTGCGTGCGGTCATCATCTGCTTTCTGTTGGTGTGCCTCGATTATAGCACACTGTTAATCATTGGCCCCAGGCAATGACGCGGAAGAAGTACGGCGTGAACGATTTGCAGTTCATCGCCAGAGCGGCGGCTTCTGCTTCATCGCGTGTTGCGTATGACTGCGAGAGGTAGTGGCTGTTTAGGCCAGCGGACCCTAGATATTCTGCGTGGATTTTGAACATGATGCGCCTTTCTGTTTGCGGGTTGGTGTGCACCGAGTATAGCACAACTCGGTGCGGTTAATCTCAGAAGCTAGTATACAGGCCGGTGTGTTCTTCAAACGACTTGCACAGCATGTCAGCGTAGATGCCGGTGACTTCGGCCTTCTTCGTCAGCTTGAGCGAGCGCAGCGAATAGAAGGTCACGTCATACAGGTCGTCAGCCGTGAGCGTCACAGCAACGCGATTGATGCCCTTGCTGTTGCGACCAATTGCGAAGATCAGCGAGCCGTTTTGATCTTTGGAGTCGAACGCGAAGTTCTTCGCGCCGGTCATTGCGCAGAACTTGTTGCCGCCGAGTTGCGAGAGGATGGTTTGTGCGATTGTCATTTGCTGCTTTCTGTTGGTGTGAATGAATTATAGCAGCGTTATCACGTAACGCAAGCTACATCGCAAATTTATTTTGCTGCCTTCGCTGCCTTGGCGCGGGCTTGCTTGGCGCGCAGAGCGGTCCAATAGGCAACGACGACGCGGGCGCGGGCGAGTTGGTGCGCGTCGAACTTGTCTGCGCGGGCAACCATGTCGGCGGCGGTGCCAAGGGTCATCGTGAGGTCATTTTTGCTGATCTTGTTCATTTCTGTCTTTCTGTTTGCGTTGTCGATGACGAAGTATAACACGTTATCGCGTAACGGAACAAGAGAAAGCCCCACTATTTTGTGGGGCTTTCTTTTTATTGAATCACCGGACGGTTAATGATCGTCTGGGCTAAGCCGTTATATGCGCCATGTTCCTTCACGGTGGCCTTCATCGTCACGGTGTCGCCGACTTCGCCGAGTTCCTTGCTGCCTTTGTAGACGAACGTGTTGCCGTTCTCATCGGTCATGATGTGAATGTAGCTGATGCCATACATGCCTTCAAGTTCCATCAGCTTATTGATGGTGAGCGTGAACACTTCGCGCTGTCCCACGGTGCTGACGTGGCGTCCAATCGTTGCCGGTGCGTTGCGGGCTTCGATCTTCGCTGCGGCTTTGGCTTTGGCCTTCGCGAGCATGCTTCGGCCTGCGTTCAATTGAGCGGGCGACAGGGTGCCACGGTCTTCGTAAGAGGCAGACAGGGACTTTGCGAACTCGGACCAGTTAGACGCGCTGTAGAGGCAATCGAGCACTTCTTGTGCGTCTGCGTTCTCGCGGAAGAACTTAGCGTTCGCGGCGCTTCTGATCCTGCGCTTGATGGCGGCTTCATAGGCGGCTTCGTCTTCGATGATGGGGCTGATGGTGAATGCGCGGTTCATGGTGTGCTTTCTGTTGTGGGTTGCTGATGGAGCAAGTATAGCACGGGAAATTAAGCCATGTCACGCGTAACGAAGCATAACTCGAGTTTTTTAGTCGGGTATTTGACGCGACGGCTTTGATGTGGCAGGAATTTGCTTGTATTCGTCTGCCACATGGCGTAAGGTGTCGTGGCTCGCGATTCGCGTTAACTCAACTAGGAAATAAACATGCTGAAGATTGCGCTCGCCCTTATCACTGCAACTCTGATGACGGCGGCGCTAGCCGCAAGCGTGCACTTCAAACAGAATCGAAACCCAACGCTCATCGACAATGGCCTGTCGCTCTCGGCAACCGGGTCGCTGGCGGGCCTGGGTGAGGGTGATGTCGTTGTCAACCTGTCGGCAACGGGCACGATCACCGCGACGTGTACCAATCCCAGCGGTCAGAATCAACCTCCTGGGCAGACACCGCAGCCGGTGACGCTCTCTGGCTCAGTAGCCATCCCTGATGATGAATTCAAGAACGGCAACGTCGGCTTCAGCGTAACGACGACACCGCCTGACCCTGTCATTGCTGGTGCACCTGATTGTCCAAATACACATTGGACAGAGCGCATTACCGACATCAAATTCACGTCGATCACGCTGACAGTGCAGCAAGCCGGTGTCACGGTGCTGTCGACAACTTGCACTGAGGCAACGCCGACGCAGAACGGTCCTGTGCCGCCAAGCACAGTCTCTTGCACGCCCACGTAGACGCAACTCCCAAAGGGAATTGATTCATGTACTTGACGCGAAACGTACTTCAGAAGTATCGTTCACCTGACCCTGATCCGCCCGGTGGCGGCGGAGGCGGTGCTCCTCCTCCTCCTCCACCGGCTCCACCTCCCAATTCCCCTCAGATTCCCGAGAACTTGAAGCCTCTCGTGCAAGGCATGATCGAGGCTGCTGTCAACGAGCAAGTCGCAGGACTGAAGGCGAAGAACGGCGAGTTGATCGGCAAAGAGAAAGAACTCAAGGCCAATCTTGCACAGTTCGAAGGCATCGACCCTGAAGCAGTGCGCAACATTCTCAAACGCTTCGCCGATGATGAAGAGGCAACTCTCATCAAGCAAGGCAAGATCGACGAAGTGTTGAACAAACGCACTGAGCGTATGGCGGCGGATTGGGACAAGAAGCTCAAGGCGGAACAAGCACGCGGAGAGAAGCTCAAGGCAAAAGCCGACAAGCTCGCTGAGCGTGCGATGGCTGAATCAATCATCAAGGCATCGCAGAAGGCAGGAGCGCTGCCAGAAGCAACGGAAGACATCGTGCTACGCGCTAAGGGCGCGGGCTGGACTATCGACGACGACGGCAATGTTATCGCTATGAGCGGCGACACAATTGTCTTCGGAAAAGATGGCAAGACGCCCCTCACACCCGAGGAGTGGGCGGCTTCTCTGCGCGAGAACGCGCCCCACCTCTGGCCGAGGGCACAGGGTTCCGGTGCAATGGGCACCAACGGCATCCCCAAAGGTGGTGCTGATTTATCCAAACTCCCGCCCGAGGCTCGCATCACACACTTCCGCGCCCAACAAGCGCACGGTGTTGCACGCTAAAGGGTGAACATCCTTTAAGGTGAAACAATGGCACTGACCCTCGTCGAAGCCGCCAAGCTAAATTCTGGCGACGTCGTGCGTTCGGCTGTCATCGAAATGTTTGCGCAGGAATCAGATATTCTGCAAGTCCTGCCGTTCGAAGACATCGCTGGCAACGCATTGAAGTACAACCGTGAAGGTTCACTACCGGGCATCAGCTTCCGGGGTGTGAACGAAGCATTTCCGGAATCGTCCGGCGTGCTCAATCCGCAAACCGAAGCGCTTGTCATCGCTGGCGGTGATCTCGATGTGGACCGCTTCATCATTCAGACGCAAGGCGCAGGAGTTCGCGCAACGCACGAGCGCATGAAGGTGAAGTCGCTCGCGGCGGGCTGGACTCTGAAATTCATCAAGGGTGATTCATCCACGAACCCACGCGAGTTCGACGGCTTGCAGAAGCGTCTCGTGAATCAGCAAGTCGTTTCAGCGGGTGCAACTTCTGGCGGCGCGGCCTTGTCATTGGGCACCATCGACGATGCGACCGATACCGTGGACAACCCGACGCACTACCTGATGTCCAAGGCCATGCGCCGGAAGTTCACCGCAGCGGCGCGCACGCCCACTGTGACGGGCTACGTGACATACAGCGCAGACGCATTCGGTCGGCGTATCTCGCAGTACAACGACATTCCAATGCTCGTCGCGTATGGCGCGAACGGCGGCGATGACATTCTCGGCTTCGATGAAGCGGCTGCGGCAGGCGCGGCAACGGCAACGTCGCTCTACATCTTGAGCATCGGTGCCGGTCGCATTTCGGGCATTCAAAACGGCCCGATGGATGTGCGTGATCTCGGCGAGCTTCAAGCTGCGCCAGTGTTTCGCACCCGTGTTGAATGGTACAACGGCATCGTGATCGAACACGGTCGTGCCGCTGCGCGTATTCGCAACATCGGCAATCTCCCAATCGTTGCATAAGGAAGACAATCATGCCTTCTCGCACCTATGACAATCTACTGCTCCTGAAGGACGCTGGCGCAATCGTCGCCGATGCGCCCGCACAGGTTGGAGGTTCGGCTCGCGTCATCGACGTAGGCAATGCTCACATGGACGGTGTTGCCGTCGTGGACACCGGCGCAATCGACTTCGGAAATGTGGACGAGACATACGTCGTGCGCATTCAAGGTTCGACAAATCTCGCTTTCACCACTCCTGTCGAACTCGCTGCGCGTGCTATCACTGCTGTCGGTCGGACAGAAATCCCGTTCAACAACGAGATTGCTGGCACCTATCTACAGTACATTCGTGCATTCAATGACACCGGAGGCACGACACCATCCATCAACAATACGATCTTCATCGCGAAGCCGTAAGGAGAATGCACATGCCCAAAATTGCACTACGCTACACCGGCAGCGATGAAGCGATGCAGAAGCGGTTGGAGGCCACCGATGGCATTCAACTCTTTGAACCTGTCGATGCACGCGAGGTACTCGCGACACCTGATTGCGAGTACGAAATCGACGAAGAGTCTCGCAAGCAGTTCGGTATGCAATACGATCCGCGTCTGTTCAGCGCTGGCGGCAAGCAAGGTGATGAAGTCGCCAAACCTGAAGACGAAGGCAAGGTCAACGTGCCGCAGTTGCACGGCATGGACGCCGAATTGCAGACGGGTCTGTCGGCTGAGAAGTACGGTCGCAGCCAAGTTGTCAAGGCGGTGCCTGACGGCTCGCAGGCAACGGCGACGATGCCCATGACCACGATGGGACGTTCTCTCGTCATGGAAGAACGTCGCAATGAAGCTGCGGCATTACCGCAGTATCAGCAATCGAAAGAAGAGAAATCTTCTCAGAGCGACGGCAAGGCATCCGAAGGCAAGACATCCGATGAAATGAGAGAAGCACTCAAGGCCAAGGGTGTGCAGTTTCCGCCTGATGCAAAGAAGGCAGAACTCGCGGAGTTGGTCGACCGTCACAATGCACGCTAGTGCATCGTGACTTCGCATCGAGCTAAAACTCGAATCCTGAAACATCAAGGAGATTTATTCATGGCAAAACCAGACGATCCCGGTTCACAAGGCAGATCACAAGCACCCGGTCAAGGCGGCGGCGCACCCGGCAAGAGCGGCCTGCATGGTCATTCGCCCGAAGCGAAGGCAGAACGTGCAGCACGTCGCGCTCGCGGCGAAGATGTGCCAGAGCCACCGGAAGACGAAGGCGGCAGCGGTCCGACGCAAGCACCCGACAGCGAAGGTCCGGTGGTCAATCCGCTGAACAAACCCTGAACGCCCGGCCCATATCTATCTCCTGTGACTTGAAGTATGGGCGTAACTTACTCCGGACTTCGGTCCGGAGATTTTTAATCGAGAGGTTAAAGATGAATACTGCAAAGAAGGCGAGTGCTTCCATCATCGAAGATGAAAGCGTCAGCACTCAAGCCGCAGAAGAGAGCGATGCGCCGAAGGTTGGTGTGAACGAAGAACTCGGCATGACAGTTGTTGCCGATAGGTCTGCGAAAGCGCAGGCGGTTGAAGGCGAGACTGTGCGCATGGTCAATGCCGATGGAAACGAAGCCGACGTGAATGCTGCCGACGTGGCGATTCACGAGCGTGCCGGTTGGAAGAGACAAGAGGAATAACGCATCATGGCTGTAGCCGTCTACCCGGCTCCGGGCTATGACAGCTTCATCAGCCTAGAGGATGCCAACGCATATCTGACGAGTCTCGGTTACGCGAAAAACGTCTGGGACAACAAGTCGACGACTGAACGCGAAGCAGCATTGCGACGCGGCACGCAATTCATCTACGCACGTCGTCTTCGTCCTGAAGCATTGTGGGACACCACGACGACACCGGCAACGGCGCGTGTTCACCCGAATGTAGCCGCTGCGACAGCCGAAGCGGCACGTCGTCATGTCGAGGGTAGCTTATACGGCGATCTTCCCTCTGCGCCAGTTCTAGAGAAAACAGTGGGACCGTTGACGCTGCGCTATGGTCAGCCGACTATCACCAGTGAAGCGGAACGATACCCCGTCATCACAGACTTGCTGTTTGGCTTGACTTACACAAGTGCAGCGGGCTTTAGTCCTGTGACTTTTGAAAGAGTCTGATGGCATCAGCACTGTACGGCGAACTCGCACAAGCGGCGGTTGACTTGCTCAATGAGCTAGGGCAACTTGTGCTTCTATCTCGCCCAGGTGCCGGTGCTGGCTATGATCCTGATACTGGCTTCGTCGACGAAGAAGCCGTTGTGGTATGGAGTGCCAACGGTGTTGAATTTGAATACAATCAACGCGAGGTTGACGGCTCGCTCATTCAGAGCGGAGATCGTCGCGTGCTGATCGCGCCTAATCTTGGCACGATGCCGCAGAGCGGCGATGTCGTCACGCTCGGTGCTTATCGTCTTGAAGTCGTTGAATCGCGCCCGCTGCAACCTGCGGGCGTTGTCGTGCTCCATGAAGTGCAAGCGAGGGGCACATGAGCTTTTCCGATGACATCAGGGAATTCCAACGCAAGACAAACTTGTCGATGGATGTGATCGTGCGCAAAGTTGTGATTGACATGACGGTCGCACTCACGCGCATGTCGCCAGTGGACACCGGCAGGTTTCGCGGAAATTGGATGCTCGGTGTTGGCTCGCCTAATACGTCGACGATTGAGGCAGTTGACAAAGACGGATCGACGACTGTTGCGCGCATCACGCAAGGCGTCGAAGGTGTGAACGCAGGCGGTGTTGTCTACATCACTAACTCATTGCCATACGCTAGGCGGCTGGAATATGGTTGGTCGAAACAAGCACCGTCACCTCCGGGTATCGTGCGCTTAACAGTGCAACGGTATACGGACTATATCGCGGCAGCGGTGAGGAGCTTGAAATGAGCTTGCCGCAAATACGTCGTGCGCTAGAGAAGCATCTTGCGGCGCTCATGCCGCCTATTCCAACATCATGGGACAACGTGTCGTTCTCTCCACCGGCTGATGGCTCGGTGTATCAAGAGGCGAAGCTCGTGCCTAATAAGCCTAACGGCGAAATGATGGATACGCTCACGTTTATTGAACAAGGCTTTTTGCAAGTCGCGGTGTTCTATCCGCAGGGTAAAGGTCCAAGGGACGCTGAGAACCGAGTAGATGCATTGCGCGCTCACTTTCGTCGGGGCACTACTTTGATCGAAGGTGGCATCGAAACGAATATCACCGAAGTCCCTGAAGTAGCAGCCGGTCTGCCGGTAGAGGGACAGTGGCGAGTTCCGGTGACTATCTACTGGCAAGCGCAAGTAGCTAGTTAAAGATCAACGGTTCTTCTTTGAGGATCACATCATGGCAATCGCAAAAGGTGCAAATAAGCTCCTAATCGCAAAACGGCAAACGGCGAAGGGCACGCTCGCTATTCCTTCTGTCGGCGGGCAGATCATTCGTCGTGACACATCGACCTTTGACCGTGCGAAAGAGACAACAACAACCGAAGCTGAACAGACATCGCGCAAGCAACTCATGTCGTCGCGTCACGGTGCTGTGACCGTCAACGGTTCTCTTGCTGCGCTGTTCTCGCCCGGTACATACGCGGACTTCTTCGCTGCGTTGCTGATGCGTGAGTTCACCGCAGTCGCGAACATCACAGGCGTGACGGCAACGGTTGCAGGCAGCGGACCGACCTACACCATCACACGCACGACGGGCTCATGGCTCACAGACGGTGCGAAGATTGGGCGCGTCCTTCGTCCGACTGCGGGTCTTGCTGTGGGCTCGCGGCGCAATATGCTGATCGTCGGCGTGTCGGCGCTGATCTTGACGGTGATGCCACTCAATCGCAAAGTACCGGCTATCGAAACAGCAGTCCCGGCGTGCACGTTCATTTTCCCAGGTGGCATCACGTATGTGCCTGAAACAGCGCACACCGACATTTACTACTCATTCGAAGAGTGGTTTCCTGAAGTGCCACGCAGTCAGGTCAGTCAGGACGTGAAGGCGTCGTCGGTGAACGTGCGCCTGCCTGGATCGGGCAATGCGGGTCTTGATTGGACATTCCTGGGACTAGATCAGACCAAAGCGGCGACGCGCTACTTCACCACGCCGTTAACGGAAACGACGACAAGCGTCATGGTGGCAGCGGGCGGTGCACTGATCGTGAACGGCTCGCGGCGCGGCACAGTGACAGACCTTACCTTGACGCTCGATGCTCGCGGCGCGGTGGCTGATCCTGTCGTGGGCGACACTATCCGGCCTGACGTGTTCACCGGCAAACTCATGGCGAGCGGTAGCTTCACGGCGTACTATGACACCGCCGAGATTCCTGACTTGTACGATGATGAAGTCGAGACAAGCATCGTGTCGGCACTGGCGGCGAGTTCATCGGACACAGCGGACTTCAACACGTTCTCGCTGCAAAAGATCAAGCTCAATTCGAGCACACCCGATGACGTTGAAACCGGCCTGAAGCGCACGTATAACTTCGTCGCGCTCTATAACGATCTCGGCGGACCGGCACTTGCGGCGAGCGCGACAACGATTGAACTGCAAGACAGTGCGGTTGTTCCTTCGTAATTCAACAGGAGAACTATCATGGCAGAAGATGGCGCAGACACCAGAGCGGCGGCTACAACTTTGACGGGCACGTTCACAGGTACGTTCACGGGTACGTTCTCTGCGTCGCCTGCGCCTGCGCCATCTCCGACACCAACACCGACACCTCCTGCGCCATCACCTTCGCCTGCGCCGACACCGGCACCTCCTGCGGTGCAGGCAGAGAGTCCCAATGGCACGACGATACCTGCCGATGGTGCTGTCATCATCGACGGCTCAGGCGCACGCTGGACCGTCACCGACGGTGTTGTTCGCCGTAACGGTGTTGATACCGTTTCATCGAATGTGCGCACGTTGCTTTACTACGGCGGCGTTGTCTATCAATCGAATGCGTCCGGTGGTTGGTGGAAGTGGGTAAGTGACGGTTGGCAAGATTCATTCGATCCGCGTGTGTCGACATCTACGCCGTCACCATCTCCTGCGCCTGGACCGGCACCGGCACCATCGGCAGGAGTGCCCAACATCGCGAATGTTGCGCGGCATCCTGCCGACATGCTCGAAGTCGGGCCGTATTGGATTCAAGACAATCGCTGGGGGCAAGGCGGCATCAGCGAAGGTACAGCATCGTATCAATATCAACAGTCGCTTGAGCGTTCGCTGACATTGACACCGGCAGGTGCGTGTGCTGCCCGCATAAAATGGAGTTGGCCCGAGTTCAATCAGCAGGGACAGAAGATCGACGGCAATGGTGCCTACAGCGAAGTCAAGGGCTATCCAAGCATCATCTATGGCACTGCGCCTGGGGATTCTGGTCCGGATCAATGGCCTGCCTATATGTATGCCGTGCGGGCACCTGATGGCGTCACGGTGCCGTCGCCACCGAGTAACGCACCGCAGGATGTGTCGAGGAATTGGCAACCGCAAGGCGGCTCTGTGATTCGACGTGTGCCGTGCGGCAAGTCGCCGAGTGCAACACTCGTGCCGAAGCGACTAGGCATGGCACCGGGCTCGATTGTGGGTGACTTCAAGTGGAGCAAGGCTAACGCAACGGGCAAGGGCCATTTGTCCTGGGACATCTGGCTTCAAGAGACAACCGATCAGGGCTTCGGTTTTCCGAATTCATCGGTGACGCACGAGATCATGATTCCAATGGGCAATTGGGGCACCTACGGGCGGCATCCGGACGGGCGCTATTCCGGTTGGTACAGTCATGACACCGTCATTGATGGCGTTACCTATCACGTCTACATGGCCGGTGCGGGTTATACATTCGGCGGGCTTGCGGGCAAGTTCACGAACGAAGAGACAGGCAAGCCGCGCACGGGTTGGAAGTTCATCGTGTTCCAGCACGACGGCGATAATCATCCGAAAGGTCCGGACGGCAATATTCACTTGGACTTTCCGAAGTTCTTCGCACATGCGGCGCAGTCCAAGTGGAACGGCGTGCCGATGGTTCGTGGCACTGAGTATTGCACCAACATACAACTCGGCGTCGAGATGGTCTATGGTGCAGGAGATTTGACCATCTACGATTTCAACATCACAGGAAAATGAGCACATGGAATTAGATCAAGTTCAAGAAGAGCCCAACACGCAACGCGTTGCCGTTGGCTGGGATGAAGAAGGCGAACCGACAGAAGGCTTCGTCATTGTCGGCAAGGAC